AGACCCCTCCTTAAACCCAAGGAAACCAATTATTGGGTCATGGATGATCTGTAAGTGGGGTGCAGCGAGTCTTATAAAAAGTAAGACGCCGCTTATTGGATTGCCTGACGACTACCTCGTCTGTAAAAGCAAGATTATACATACTCGGAACACCATGTCGAGTTTTATTTACTCACAACACAGCTTAATACTATGAGAGAACCACAGATACATTGGCCCGCTGATATGCGGGAAGATCAACTAGACCGTCGAGAGTTTAGTCACTGGCTTGAAGCCGTGCAGGACATCGACGCCGAAAAGAAACGCAACACTAAACAAAAGGAACAAGCAAATGAGCAAGGCAAAAGAGGATTACATTGACTCACAGGATAGGGCTCAATCGCATGAGGATGAGCTACGAGGCATCCGAGACGGTATGCGGTGGAGCAGGTGGGGGCCACAGGTTAGGCTCGATAAGGTCGGGGAGTTCGAGATATGGGAAACGATACCCAAGCGTGATGGACATGGCGGGATCAGGCGTGAGCTGGGTGAGACGTTCCTCATTGATGGGGTGACGTATTCCGTGGTAGAGATTACGCCCGGAGCTGCTGTAGCGAAGGAAACACTGGCGAGAATCGTCCAATACATTGACGACAATGGCGAAGAACGAGAGCGAAAGGTCAGGGGGAAAGGAACCATCCGAGTTTCACTTTATCGTCAGGCATCAGATGAGTGAGGAGGAGGAGGCCGCTATGGATTTCTGCGGGGATTTGAAATCCCTCGCAGATGTCCATGAGGTACGCGGCTGCGAGGTCGAGCGAATGGGTAACGCCATGATCTACGCTGGACTCTGCGCCATTAACCAGCGCAAGCGGAACCGTGCCGAGGCAGCACTGAAGGCGTGCGAGATCATCGAAAACTGGCGGACGTTCCCCGAAGAGGGCTGAATTTCACGAGCGGGAAACTGTGCCGATACACGAAACTAAACAGCACGAAACTCCACAAATGGAGGGGCCATGCCTCTAAATTAGGCGATCAAAAAGTCCAGTTAATTGACTGACAAATCCAGTTGTCGATCACTGGTGAACAACTAACCCGATTAAACTGTTGACGGATACCGAATAATATACCAATCTTGGTGGCCATGAGCGAGGAAGATGATACCAACACCGCAGTAGTGAGTAAGCTGCACCCGGACATAACCCGGCGGGGATTACACATTAGAATCACTGAACAACACCATGAGAAGCTGGACATGATAGTCCGCGAGACAAGCCGCTCGAAGCGCGAAGTCATCGAGATGCTAATTGATATGGCAAAAGTTGGGAAGTACAGCGAATGAATTTGGAGGGGTTGCATTGCTTTCTCAAGGGCATCCACTGCCCGCACCTCCTTGCGATGTAATCCCTCCTTTTAATTAAAGGAAGAACAATGCCAGACACAACAACTGAAAGCGTGTGGAACACAATCGAGGTAGAGCTACTTCCCTGTCCGTTCTGCGGGGTGGACGCAGAGACAGACTACTATAATGACAGGGGCGGCGACCACGGGGATGTGTTCTACATTAGATGCGAGGACGGCTGCGTGACCCTGAGCGACTCTACTCCAGAAGAGGTTTGTGATACGTGGAACACGCGAGCTGACAAACTGCTGGTGAAACAAGCACATAAGTTTACTCAGAAAACGAGAATGGCATATCACTCTACCACTTTTGCCTTGGGGATGCTCAAGGAGATGAAGGAGGTTGCTGACTGGATGATTGCTGTGGTTAAACCGGATAGCGATGGCGAGTACGTGGGTCATAGCTGTCCATCTCTCGAACTTAAAAGTATGTCTGATGACCTGAAAAGACTGGGGTGGGTTAGGAAGGACAAGGATGAACAGCAGAAGTAAAGGCAAACGAGGCGAGCTTGAATGGCGTGACCAGATCATCGCCGCCGGGAAGGAGCGCGGCAAAGAGTGGGAGGCTCGACGAGGGCAGCAGTTCTCAGGCAATCCAGACAGCCCAGACGTAGTGACTAACCTACCCTTTCACTTTGAAGTTAAGCGAGTCGAGAGACTAAACATAGATAGTGCAATGAAACAAGCAGAAGGCGAGTGCGGGGACAAGCCCCCACTGGTTGCCCATCGCAAGAATGGTGGCCCGTGGATGGTGACGATGCTCGCACCAACCTTCTTTAACCTAATAGAAGAAAGAGAAACCAATGCCAAACAAAGAAAGCAGCAGTGACACACTGACAACCGTGCTGGCCAAGGCTCAGTCGGAACTAAAGAAAGCAGCCAAGTCGGCTGACAACCCCTACTTCAAGTCGAAGTATGCGGGGCTGGACGAGGTGATAGAAGCCTGTCGTAACACGCTCAATAAGCACGGCATCGCCGTGACTCAGACTGTGGAGTGTGTGCCGGGAGCGATAAGGCATCCTCACCCCTACTCAGAAGAAGGGGAGGCGGTAACTACCGAGCAGCAGACAGTCCTCGCGACTACCCTGCTCTACGGGGATCAGTCCATCAGGAGCGTTATCCCCTTGGACTACAAGCGTGGTGATATGCAGTCCTTCGGGTCGGCCATGACCTATGCGAAGAGGTATGGGCTGTCTTCGATATGCTGCCTTGCCACTGAGGACGCACTGGATGATGACGGCAACAAGGCTGTGGGCGAGGAGAAAGTTGCGGCGAAGGTCAACAAGCGCAGCAACTATCGCAAGCCCAAGTCAATCGCACAGGAAGTAGCACCAGCCACTACGGCCGAGGACTTCCTGAAATAATAATTTGAGGGATGGGCAGGAAAGATAGCCAAGCTCTTAGCGTCCTTTGGGATGTTCGGCAAACCAACGCTTAACTCGGCTACGCCGTGACCTGCCTGTCCCTCATTAACTAAGGAGAATTATGGACAACAGGGAGTCAAAAAAAAATCAAGTTATACTGGACGAACACCTTGTTAATCTACGTGCCTATGGTGATGCCACGCGGTTGGGCCTAACAGATTCTGGGTCTCGCGCTCAACGTAGGTGGCGGGATCGGTTGGATCGGCTAAGGGCCAAGCGTGAAGCTAAAAGGAAGAAATGAGATCATATGACGGTATGGATTCGTACGAGTTTATGCACTCCAACGGCAACTACCGAGTGCTGGCTTATATGGTTCAACCGTTCTTTGATAATGAGGATGGAGAGCTGATGCCCGACACTCCGATCATGAAGTTTATCCCGCTGGAGAATGACTCAGGAGTCCTCGACGCGATGAGGCACAGGAAGACGGCCTATAACAAGGAGTACTGGAAGCGGTATAAAGAGAGACGAGAGAGAAGAAGAAATGAAGGAGGATTATGTTTGGAAAACACCTAGTCATAGAGAGCAACGATCTGTACAGGGCGCAGCTAGAGAGTAAGGATGCCAAAGGGATTCCATCCTACTTTAAGATTGAGATAGGGCTTTACGACTGTGCGTGGCTTGACGGGTTTAGGTGCGTTACGACAGGCGGGGAGACGTCTGACGATTGGGATAATCCGTATGTAAAAGAGAGGGAGTGGGCTTATCAGGCGTGGAAAGCTGGGGCTTTAGCTGGTGAATCTTACAACGAGTATCTCGCAAAAGAGATCAGGGTAAGAGAGGAGATGGAGATTGATGATAGAAAAAGAAATTGACCACGAACATCGGGCGCATCACAAGGACTTCCCGCCTTCATCGCTGCCAGCACTGGCCAAGTGTCCGTGCTACCGATCATCAGACACAGTGGGGGCGGCAGCTATTCGCGGCACAAAGCTACACGAAAGGCTTGAAGCCCTGCTAACCAACGGGGATTTAAAGAAGTATATTAAGCCCGATGCTTGACCACATGGAATACAACAGCCAAGGCGATGAGCGCAACCGCAAGATCACCAATAACATTGGACGCCCATGAAACAACATTCACTACAAAGTACCAGTCCATACTCATTAGACGGTACTGACATACAGAAAGACACAACTAAAATGAAGGATAGATCACCTAGCGAAATAAGGGAACAAGCCATCATGTGTTTTAAGCAGATGGCACGACCCAAGTACAACATGGGCCAACGGGAAAAGGGAACCAATCTTGATGACCACCCTGATCTGGTTGGGGCCATTAGGGAGGAACTGGTTGATGGCTGGTTCTATCTCGACAGCCTAGCCAAGCAGATTGATGACAAGAACAGTCGCATAGCAGATCTGGAGTCCGAGGTTGAGCGATGGAAGGAGCAAGCTAAAAGGTAAGCATGGACATCAACACACCAAAGGGCCAGAAGTCATTGGGATACGAGCGGGATGCGGTGTGTCTGTTCTGCAAGCTCTACCCTCAGTACCAGTTCATCGAGACAAACAAGAACACCCCCGCAGCCATAGACGGCTTCTTCTGTCTGGATGGTGGGAGTCAAATTGACTATGCGGTTGAGATCAAGACCCGCAACATGACAAAGGAGATGTTGCATAATCGGTTTGGCAACACATGGCTCGTCACCTACGACAAGATTATCAGGGGGCAACAGGTAAGCGACCTGCTGTGCGTACCCTTCATCGGTATGCTCTACCTGATCCCTGACAAGATACTTTACACGTTGAAGATCACCGATGAGCTGGGGAAGTTCGTCATTGATTTCGGGGTGGACAACACGCGCACACAGGAAACCATAAACGGGGGGTTGGCATGGCGTACCAACGCATACCTCTCAATGGAAACAGCCAAGGAGCATCAATGGAATACAAGACAACGTGCAGACTATGCAAGAACGAGATAGTGATAGAGATTAACGATGAGAAGGACTCAGCGGCCAAGGAGGTCGGGGTCAATCTGGACACATGGATAAGCAACTCGAAAGTCCTATGCGAACCATGCTACACCTACAAGGAGACGGGGAGTAGGCCAACCAACACGCCACCCATGAAGGACTTTCTGTTCGAATGAAACATAGACATGGAACCATCGAGGAGTGGGAGATCATAGCCAAGGAATGCCTTGCCGATCCTCACGCAAGCAGGAGTGAATGTCTCTCTGCCCTGATCGGGATTACCCAGAGCAAGGATGAGTGGCTCAAGGAGAAGCTCGCAGCGCAGATGAAGATAGCGTGGAAGGCGAACACCGCAATACTCAGGAAGATGAAGCCCGATGCCGAGAAGTAAATATCCCAAGGAAGTAATATGGTCAGCGCAGTACATCATGTCTGTCGTTGGTCGGAAGAAGCTCATCACTGAGGAACGCATCTCAGTCATGCGAGACGGCGAGGAGATCACGTTCGGCAGCATGGACGCCTATTGCAAGGGCCACCTGTTCGACCTGAAGACCGGACAGAAGCGGGACTACAAGCAACAGATGGCGGCGTATGCGCTGGGCGTTATGCAGAAGTACGGTGACAAGGAGCTTACTTGCCACCTAGTTTACTCCCGCTTCAAGGGTGTGGATAAGTTCTCTTTGACCCGTGAACAAGCTGAAGATATTGTCTACGCCATCGTTGACTCCGTTAACGATCCCACCCGCTCACCGTGGCCATGTGAATACTGCGCTTGGTGTGCCAGAAAGGAATCTTGCACAGCTTTAAAACATTTTGCTTATACCATCGGCGGACAGATGGACGCGATGAAGCACATCAATCTCAATGCCCCACTGAAGCCAGCCGTTCGTCAACGGTTACTCTCCATCGTCGATGCGGTGGAGAATTGGTCAGAGGGCATTAGGGAAAAGGTAAACAAGGAATAGTAATATGCCTGAAGATACAAAACCAAAGCTGACCTTCTCGAAGGCCGCACGCAAAGCCTACCTCTACAAGAATGAAAAGAAGAGGGAAGGCTCTAAAGACCCTGACTATAAGGGTAAAATATTCGACCTCAACGTCAAGGAGCTGGCTGAGATTGCTGATGAAGAAGGCAACGTCACCCTGTTCCTGTCCGGTTGGGTCGAGGAAGACCAGAGTGGAACCACGAGGGTCGGTGTATCCGTCCAGAAGGGTATCCCACAGGAAGGAGCAGCAGTAGCGGCAGAACCCGCCAATGCACCATTCTAACCTTGCTGAGTGGCAAGGCTAAACCTCCCCCTCCCTGTTTGTAATACTGCTGTTTCGGGGAGGGGGAGTCTTTTTCAACCGCAACACAAACTTATGTTATGAAGACTAAAGACAAGCGCATCACTGATGTTGACAGGGCTTATCACCGAATGGCTGTGCTGGCCACGGCAATAGGGTTCGACGTTCACGAGGCGGACATCGGGGGTAGAAGCCGCAGGGACAGGGTTGCCCATGCGAGAATGACGGGCTACTGGCTAATGCGAACCTCGATAGGCACACCCTACGAGATTATCGGAATCCTGTTCGGGAGGGATCATTCTGGGGTCATGTACGGCTGCGGAAGGATCAGCGACATGATCGAGCTTGGCACGACGACCTACAGCAATAACTGGGCAAAGGAGATTAAGGAATCCCGCAAGCGATTCGCCAAGTTCCACAAGGCTCGCGTTGAGGTCGATGTGGAGCGCAAGCTAAAGGAGGTGGCAAGTGTCATTGAATCTACCTGAGCTACGCAAACCCACCTCAGTCTGGGAGCTGAAACAAATCATCGAGCTGATCGACGAACGCATGACTGAGCTGCGCCGTCACCGTGGCGAGAACGCTACAGGCGACTATATGTGGGACAGTGATACTGCCAAGGCAGAATACATGAAGCTGCATGGGCAACGCACTGCGATCCGCAAGAAGATACTCGACACTAAATTAGGTTAATGAAAGTGACACAACCCTTTGTAATGGCTGTTGCATCCACAGTAGGGTCTTTCTCGACTTCAGCGTACTGGCTAGAGGCCACGACAATGAACTGCTTGTGGATTTTCAACAAGACCCCAACGGTTACACACGGGAAGGGCTTCACCTTGGACAGCTCATCCTGAACGTAACCTGCGGGGTCAAGCCATTGCACCTTCACCCGCTTCCCTACCCAGCTCTTCGGGAACTTGTTCCTATATCCTCTCCCAATCATCCTTGTACTTCTCCCACTTGCTGACGAGCCTGTTCCCCTTTCCTTTACCTGCCGGGAACAGGACGGCAATACTCGACCCGTCCTTGGAAGTCTCCTCAACGGGAATGATGTAGTATCCATCATGGATCATGTCCTCAAAGTCATGCGAGTAGGGGGCGAAGAGAACCATGAAGTCACAGTCGCCCCTCGTATAGCTGAGGTTCTTTGTGCGGCAATGCTTTAGTGAGCAGCGATAGCTTCCGCCCTTGTTGATGTTGGCTGACTTGACCTGTATCCGTCTGGCCTTTCCATCCTTCTCAGCAATCAAGTCGTAAGAGTCCTCATTGAGAGGCCAGCTTACTGTGAATCCACGCTCAACAAGTTTCTTTGCGACGGCAAGTTCCGCAACACTGCCTGTTCTTTTTGGTTCTATGGTTATTGTCCTCCACCCTATTTCTTTTTCTGCGACCCCTCTTCAACGGCTATGTTCACCAATGCCCGCTCAGTCGCGCCGTTAAGGAACCCAGTGCCCGTGAGATAGTTCCGCCACTGCAACTGTTCAAGCTCTCTCTGGTTCTTGCTCGCTTGGTCGAGTTCCTTGGTAGGGGTCGGCCAACGCTCGTTAAAGTCCTTGAGGTACAGTTCGGCCCTCTTCATTGGGGTAAGGCTCAATGATGTCTTCTCGTCCCAAGTGAGCTTCTTTTGAATCCCGTTCAGCCTGTTCTGTATGGCTGTCCTGATCCTTGTGTCCTCACTGAACTCACCCAAGTCGCTATATTTCCTGTGCATCCTGAGCCACAACTCTGAGGTCTTCTTGGTTCCGAAGTTACCGACATCCTCTGCGTCAACGTCTTTCACATTCTCTTCCACCCAATCCCCGGCAATCCGGTTCGCCTTCATTGCCTGTGTGGCGTCCTCCTTGAGCTTCTTCTCCAAGTATTTCTGCCTTCGCTCATCCACCATGAAGTTCGAGGCCACGAACCTTGAGAGGAACATCCCCTTGATGTGATTAAGCGTTTCACTGTCATAATACTTGCGCCCTTTCACTTTCCGCTTCGGCACAAATTGCCCAATTAAGTCGGCTGTCCAAGTCTCAACGGCGTGCTTCAGCCTGATGGGGCTTCCGCCATATAGGTTCGCAGCCGCGATGTACCCCGCCTCAGTGGACGGCTTCCGCTGTTCACTTGGGTCTGGGGTTACGCCCCTGCGTTGAGGCATAAGGTATCTCTTGCGCCATGAATCACGAATGTTGTCACCGGAAGCAGTCTCGTACAGGTATTTCAAGGCTGGGTTTGACTGGGAAATCAGCCCCTCTTTAATCCCGGAAATATCCGACCCAAGCTCCAACGGCCCGAAGTCCCCCGCTGTCCGCCAGCCAATGTCTGCTACAGCCTTGCCGATGGTGTAGTCAGGGTCTTTCTCGAACGCCATATTGACAAATCCTTCCGCGATGTTGGCAACCCCTCGCAAGAGGTCGCGCTTGGGCAGCTTGATGGCATCACGCTTGAAAAACTTCCGCAGGTGGGCAGGGATTTCATCCTCCAGAATCAGCCCGTTACCGTCCTTGTCCAGAGACTTCACCAGATTCATCTTCTCAATGTCCGTGCCATGCGCCGCGACGAAACTCTCCTTGAAGAATATCCAGTAATTATCTCGTTCCTGCTGGGATGTGTTCAGGTAATCCTCCCGGTAATCTCTCTGGTTGTTGATCGCGTGCCATACAGTCGGGAGAACCACTGCCCCCATCATCCTCGCCACTGCCTTTCGTCCTTCGGGGCTTTTAAGGTCTGTAACCCTCTGGAGATCACGGGCAGCACCCTGCATCCGGGCATTGTAGAACATGAACAATACGTCCATCTGTCTGCCCCACCTTCCTGAAACCGAGAACTGCGGCGAACCCATTTGCTTCATCACTTCCCTGCGCCACTCCGGGTTCTCCTCGAAAAACCTCTCCATGTTGCGAATGTACCGCCCGTTCTTGTCCTTTATCTTGGGAACCTTCTCGAAGAAACCAAGCCCGCGCTCCTGTCGCAATGCCCGCTCAATTCCCACCAGCTTGCCCATCTCCTCAATCGCATCAGGGATGACATCTATCCATCGCGCTCCCTTCTCGAACCCCTGAACACCACGCTCAACCGTCGTCCCCTGCAACATACCGTCAAACCTCGGAAGCCGCCCCACCAGATTGTAGTCAGGATCAATGGCGTTCTTCAAAGTTTGACCTGTCAGCCCGCTTCTGGCTGCTTCCCTGTAAAAGTCTCCCGGCTTACCCATGTTCCCCATGAATGCCCTAGCGAATGCAACCGGATAGTCAACCGCAATGAACCTCGCCCAGTCAATAGGATTGACCCTCAGCCCTGTCCGGGCAGTTAGTGCGTTGGTCGGAAGATCAGACAGTAGCGCATTGACGATCTGGAACGGGGCCGACCACTTGGTTGCTCCAACCTTGAGTGGCCTCGATGTATGGGCCAAGAGTCTCCAAGCCGCATGCTGCTTTTCCCCGAATGAATTGATCGCCTCGGCAACACCTGAATCAACGGCGTACCTTTCCACGTTGCCGTTGCGGATAACAGTGAACTCGCCCATACCCGGTGGAGTCTCCTTTTTCTTGCCGAGCCTCTGCATGAATGCTTCAACCCCGCCAACATTGGTCTTCTCGCCTTCAGGCCCAACCACCATGTCCTTCAGGTCGCGCTCCATGATGTCCACAAACTCGCGCTTGGCCTTGTTGTATTCCACAATGACAGTGATGTCGTGCAGCTTATTCCGCATTGTCTCAGCCACATCAGCAATCGTAAATGCAGGGTCATCAATCCCGGTTACGCGGTGGAGAGATAGCTTTTCCCTACCCACTTTATCCCGCAACCCAGTCGCCTTTCCCTCGTCCTTCAAATATTTCTCAAGCATCCAAGGGGTATAGTGTTCATTGGAAAGCTCAATCCTGATGCGCTGCTCCTTGCTGATAATGCCTCCCTCCACCAGCGTGTCCATCATCTTGCTCGCCTCAGCGCGGAATGCCCCGCCAATTTCCTCCAGCTTCTTAAACTGTTCAGGGGTGATGTCCTTCTTGAACAGTTTCATCGTGTCCTTGACCATCTTCGGTGTCCAGTATTTCACTTCACCGTTGTCTTCGAGGAAAGCGGCAACTCTCTTGTCGCTCCTCGCCTTGAGGTTGCTCTTGATTTCCTCAAGGTCTTTGATGTAGGCATCGACTCCCTTCCTTTCTTTACGGGCGTATTCCGCACCACCCGCAAACAGCTCCTTCGCCCCCTCGATCTCCTTGTCGATCTCCTTGATCTGATCGCTGCGAGACTTCCCTGACTTGAGCCTGTCCTCCATGCGTTTCAGGAAGGAGTACACCCCGAACTCCTTGCTCAAGCCTGATTCCTTGAGCGGAACCGATACCGCCTCGTCAAAGGACAAAACTCTTTCCTTGGCTTTTGCGTAGCTGCCCGGAAGGAACTCGAAGAACATTTCCGCCGGGGCTCCCGCCTCCTTCACGCCATAAAACTTCTCCATGCTCCTCTGGAGGGCAGTTGCGGGCCTGAACGATGTTACCTGCGAGGTTATAGCCCTGTCCCACAGGCTCATCCTGAATTTATCTCCAGCAACTTCAGGGTCTTCCCCTTTTAGCCAACCCCAGAAACGGCCCCAGCCTCCACCTTCACCGCCTCCCTTGCCCGCGTCACCGAACCCAGCCTGACGCTTGGCAATTTCCAGTAACTCTGCCGCCTTTGCTGCCTTTGCTGCCTTTACTGCTTCGCCCTTCTTCATGGCATCGAGGAGGTGCTGCTTGACTTCTCCCCCACGACTTTCCCGGCTCCTTAATGCCTCCACTACCTGATTGAGGTCTGCCTTCAGGGCATCCTCGACCGGAACATCCTTCGCTATCTCCGGGTCTTTGGGTAATGGAATATCCTTACGCAACGGAACATCAAGGGCCATCTCCGGGTCTTTAGCCATCTCCGGGTCTTTGGGTAATGGAATATCCTTCAGTGGGGGTGGTTCCTTCAGCGGAACTTCCGGCCTGATTGGGGTGTCCTTTATCAAGGCGTCCCTTACGGAAGTCTTGGGAGCCCCCTCAGCCGTTGGCTCAACAGCAGTTCCTCTTTGATGCTCAAACAAGAGTTGCTGCTCCCCCACCCTAGCATAAAAGTCTGGCCACGATTCGTCTGGCAACTTCTCCAGAACCTCACGTTCCCTAACCTTGGGCTCTTCAATCGGCTTGGGTTCAGCTTTCTTGCGCCTGACAGACTCCCGGTAAACCTTCATTGCCTGTGTAGGGGTCTTGACGTTGGCACTCTTGAACTCGCTCTTTAGAGCCCCCTTCATCGCCCCGCCAGCAAACAAGGTAAGCAACGCCTGTCCCACAAAGGCTTCCGTTTTGTCTTGAAGTGAGACATCAGGGTTTTCCAGAATCCTCATCAACTCCGGGTGATGCTCAATAACATTTCTGGTGAGGTCTAGGGAGAATGCACCATGACCAGCCCGAAGGATCGCCGGGGCTTCCTTCGCTACCACGCCAAACCCCATAGTCGCCGCACCGCCGGGAGACACGATTGACTCGGTAAGACCATTAACAGCGTTCAGTATTCCAACCGCAACGTCCCGACCAACACCGCCCCCCGGAAACAGTGTCTTAACGTCCTCTTCCCTTATCTCTGGTATATCCAGAGGCGACTCGAATAATCCGCTAATAAGCCCGTGCTTATCCAGCTTACTTCCCATCGGCTTATATTCGCCAAGGTATCCAACTTCTGGCCCCCAGAGCTTGCGAGCAGCCTCGCTGCTCCTGAATGCTCCGTAAGGGGATCGCGGGGGAGCTGGGCCTACAGTCTTCCCCCCAAGGGCCGTTCGAGCCTTGGCCATTGCCGTGCCGACCTCCTGATCCATTTCAATGGCATCCAGCGACTTCCCGAAATGCTTGAACCTCAAGCCGAACTCTCCCTCAAACTCATCCAACTTACGAATGAGCGCGTCCTCCTCCTCTTTCGCTAAACTTCTGGCCTCTTTTCGCCTGTCCTCCTCGGAGGTCAATGGGAGCGTCTCAGAAAGGCGTGTCACCTTGTCAACCCAAGCCTTTCTGTCCTGTGCTATCTCTCGGTAGAAAGGGGCAAGTCTTTTTTGGGTTTCCCAGTGCTTACGCTCGCGCTCGTCCCTTTCCAGTTCGGGAATTTTCTCATACCACTCCCTAGCTCTCGCGGCCTGTTCCCTTTCTATCTCTGCTGCCCTACCCTCAGCCTCCTTCTCAGCCTCCTTGCGCTTACGCAACCTTTCGTAAATCTTTTCCTGCCCTGTTAATTCCTTCTCTGTCTCGACAATGGGCTCAGGCTTCTCTTCCCCGACAACAGTGAAGGGCTTGCTGAAGTCAAACCCCGACTCCTTTTCCGTCTCCTTCGGCTTCTCCTTAACAACCGTGAAGGGCTTGCTGAAGTCAAACTCTGTTGGGGGTTCGGCCATGATGGTATATTACCTCGGCAACGGAACCCATTTGCCGCCTTTCAGCGTGAACCATTTGCCGCCAATAATCATAACCTCCGCTTTATTATCGCCCTGTTCAAGGGTGTATTGCACTCCTTCCTCCGGGTTTTCTGGGAGCCCTCCGAGCGTTGGTTCCTTCGGTGCTTCTGGCCCTTTCAGTTCTCCCTCTTTCGGCAATGCTGGAACTTTCGATGTGCCCATTACCTTCTGATCTTCGTGCGTCCGGTCTTCAGGTTTTTTGTTCCAAATTAGAGTCAGTTTATCCTTGGCAATAGGGACAAATGCTCTCAATGATCGCTTCATCCCATCCTTACCAACGACCGCGAACGACTCATATTCTAGCTGTGCATTAGCCAGTGCAATGTTCTTCCTGCCCTCCTCGGTGTGGGGGTTCATCTTCTCCCGCGCTACATGGCTGTCCCTAATCTTCCAAGTGCGATGCTTATACGCTCCCTTATCATCCATTACATTGTAAGTTTCCCACGGAGTCTCCTCCAGCTCCTTGGCAATGCGCTCTGCCTTGGCATCGTGGATTTTATAGATTCGCCTTACAGCTTCCGCCAAATCCTTCGGGTTGGTCTTGAAGTCTGCCTTGGCCTTGTCCCACGGCTTATATTCCTTCGGGGCATTGGGAACCTGAATGGCTGTCTTGTATTGGTTCTGCAAGAACTGAAGTTCTCGAAGATCACCAACCTCTGCCTTGGCACTCTCAAAGCTACTGAGTGCTGAGTTCCTTATATCATCAGGCAACTCTCCGCCTTCGTGAGTCCTCCCCCACAGCTTCTCAAGCACTGGCTCCCACGTAGACTCTACGTTTTCCTTCTTTGCCTTCCAGTTCGCTGCGTAAGTTTCTCCTGCTGTCCTCGCTGCGCTGGCGATGTCTGCCTGTTCCTTGCGGAAACCTTGCAGCCACGCGCCTGACTGATATGTAGTCCGAGGGTGAGGGTTGGCATCCCTTGTTAAACCCTTTGCCGCTGCCAATCGTCCTGCGGCAATTTCCCCGTTTATGGTAAAGTCATCAAGTTGCTTCAGCTTTTCATCGAGCTCCTCTTCGCCCTTAACTCTTAACCTCAGTGCCTCTGCGTAGGCTCTATTATTTTCTCTGAGTAGGTCAGCGATGTTCTCCTTCCGTAAAAAGACATCCCATGCCCTCGCATCCCCAGCAAGGACTTGAGCCTCGTCATACCCTCGCTTCTCTTCCAAGTCTCGCTGCGCTTTCATTATCTCAGAAGCTCCCAGCACTGCTCCGGGCCTCTTCAATGACCGAATAGCCGCTTCCACGCGCTCCCTTTGCGGGGCCTCAACGGGGAATAAGTGGTGCTGCTGGAGCATCCTTTCCTGAATGGCGGGGATGTGCTCTACAGGCACTCCCGCCTGATGTCGGCCCGAAATTATGTCCATCTTCTCCTGCCGACCGCGTTCGAGTGCATCCGCAATTTTCTTGTCAGCATACTCTCGGTCAGCGATCTTTTCCTCCTCCTTGCGCTTGCGCTCGGCAAGGGACGACCCTAACGCCCACCCCTCCTTGGCTCCTCCTGCAAACCCTCCCAAAAAATTACCCATAAATCATTTCTCCTTAATTATCCCCATGTTTTTCCTGCGTAGATGCCAACAGCAGTCCCCGCTAATTCCCCAAACGGACTGGGAGCCATAGCCATGTCAGCCTGTTTCCCCCAGATGTTCGCTTGTGTCCCAAAGTTCTGGGAAGCCAGTTGCTGTTGGCCCTGCAACATTCCCATCACATTGGTGGGCTGGTATTGAATAGGCTGGAAGCTGGATGCCACAGCCTGTTGCGCTCCGGGCAATGCCCCGAACTGTGCAGCTACAGGTGTTAACCCAGAGAAGCTCTGAAGGTTGGCCATCTGCTGCTGTTTCAACTGCTCCTCACTCATCGTCTTCTGCATGGCACTGGCAAAGGACTGTTGCGCGGCTTGATTGCGCTGCGCCATCGCCTGTTGTTGCCTAGCCAAATCCGCTTCAGCAGCCTGATTGCGTTGAGCTGCTCCCTGAAGCTCCATGCCGTACTGCGCCTGACGGGTTGCCCCCTGCTGACCCAGTGCAGACAGTAACGATTGATACTCGCTTTCCTCTGCCTGATTGCGTTGGGCCATCGCAGACAATTCGTCTGCCCTCTCGCGCATCCGCTGGGAGGTATCAAACTCAACCGCCTGTGCGCCCAACCCAAACTGTTGACCTCTTGTCTGGTTGATCTGGTTAATGATCCCGGAGAGGTTTGAAAATTCCTGCTGCTCGGCTTCGGTTCTCTGCCCGATAGCGGCCAGTTCATCAGCCCTTTCCCGCAGTGTAGCCTCCTGATCCGCACCAAGTCTCTGCATCCCCATGCCAAACTCAGCTTGTTCAGCACCTGTGCGTTGCTGAATCCCCATCAACTTGTTGGACAGATTCTGCTGGGCAATCCTAGATTGATAATCACCAGCCGTCTGGCCGGAGCCATAAAAGTTTAACAGATCAGAGATAGCCGCCCTCTGTCCGGCTTCCTCCGCCTGACGTACCGCAGCCGCTTCCTCAATCGCTGCTCCGCCACCAAAGATGTTGCCCAATCCTGCTGCCCTGCCTCTGGCTATGCGTCTGGCTTCTTCACCCATCAATCTGGATGTCTCGCCTGACTGCGCTCGCCTGAGCAGTTCTTCCTCGGCAAACTCTCTAGCTGCCATTGACTCTGCATCCAGCGGAACCTCCGGTATATCCGTTAACCGCTCAAGTGTAGGCGCAGCTTCAGCACGCTCCAGTGCCGCCATCTCACCTACCCTGCCGAACTCAGGGGCCGCTGCCACATCCATCTCTGCGAGGGTCGGGGCTGCTCCAAGTCTTTCAAGGTCGCCAAATGCTGCTGCTCTTTCGTACTCAGGCACATCTCCAAGTCCAACTTCGGGCAGGGAAGGGGCAATACCTACCTGCTCCAGCAGGGCGGGATCAACTGCCTTCTCCATAGTGGGAAGGTCGGGGAGTTGTCCCGGTGTGTAACCCTGCGCGAGTTGACCCAGCAACTCTCTCGCTGCAAATCCCGTTGGATCGCTTTTCTCAAGCAGATCACGCGCACTGGTTACAAAGTCATCACCATACTCATCAGCAAAATCCAGAAGGAACTCGGCCTTCTCGGCTCCGTATTCCTTTTCCCATTCCCAACGCTTAATAGCACGGTCAATGTCGCCCATGCCAGTAAAGTCAACGTCTATGGCTTCATCGCGATCAACAGCTTCCCGCTCGCCAATCATATTGCCGTTTGCGTCGTAGGTGGTCTTGAAATACTGGTTGGCGTTTAGTATGTCGCCACCCGGACTTTCGTATCCGGTCAGTGTCCTGACCTGCTCGGACATAGGTTGGGTTCCAGAGAATCCGTCTGCCCAGCTCTCTCCAGTGGTGGGGTTACTCCGCCCCTTGAGGTCGTTCTGCACCTCACTTGAATGCCACTTCTTCCCCACCAAATGATCCATCTCCGCATACGGGTATTTCTGGTCGCCTCTTCTTGTGTCGGGGATAATCGTAAAGCCGCTTAACTCGCCCTCCGAGTTCACTGTTGCTTCAACTACCCCATAATTACCCTGCCCCACTGAAAAGTCTGAAGGGCCGCTGGTGTTGACCGTCTCATTGGAGTAAACAGGCTCATACCCTGTCGGAACATCCGTGGCAACCTTCTCATACTTGATCCTAGAGCCGTCAGCATTGCGAACATCACGCATCAGCTCCTCGCCAAACTCCATTGCGCGGGAGAGCTTCGCCATGTGTTCCGCTGTCTCAATGTTCGCCGCAGCTATCTCAGATGCTGTTGGTGGTGTTGGAGGCTCTGGCGTACTAGGTTTTCCCATGATCTATTCCTTGATTAAACGTCTCCGTGCCTTGTCCATAGGCACACAAATTACCTTGTTATCATGCTTGGGGCGTACCCAAGCGATTAAATTGCAGTCTTTCCCGAATCTCTCCCACATTTGCGTGTATAAATCCTTCAGCACATCCGGCTCCTTCGCCACAGTAGCGTCCACATAACAAATCTTCCCGCCTGTGTCACAGTAATCTGTCCGGCATTCCTTCTCGTTATCAACATAACGCAACACAGCCGCACCCACCAGCTTACCTTCCTTGACTGACACCAAGTATCTTTGTTTGACGACAAACCACCTCACCCAACTCAACAACCTGCCCGGAGGCCAACCGGAACAATGCTCAAGCTCTGACCTGAACAGGTTCGCAATCCCGATTGTCATGGTGTCCGTGTTGTTCATCTCTCAGGGGTAATGGGTTGGCCAAAGGCACTTGACTGGACTGAGTGCAACGCAAGTCTGCCGCCGTCTGCCTTCACCTTAAACTGTAGCTGATTAAATCTGCCCTTGGATACCATGTTGAATCCCTTGCGAATCAGGTTGGTGTCTGCCGGGAGGGAAAGGCTTGCCTCCAATGCCGTGCCGCTGGATGACAAGTCCTTGTAGTAATTTATGTCACCTGTAATTGCGTCAGCGTGAATGTTTCCAAAATTAAACTGGGTGGAGTAGCCGATCTTGTCTCCCCATGTCTCGCCAAAGGTATAGGCTCGCGTTTGGATGTAGGATTCGTAGGTTGAATTGCCGTCCTTGTAATCCGCAATGGTGGTGGCATCCTCAGATACGGAATCATCCCAAGTGTACATCTCGCCGTTCTGCGTCCCGATGTTGAGCTTCAGTTCTCCATCAAATGCGCTGATAACAAAGCTCCTCGCCTCCCAGCCCGACCAGTGACCACACCAAGCTGCTGCAAGGAGGTTAAAGGTCAGTACCGTGTCCGGTGTAGTGGCTGAATCCAGCGGGACAGAGAGCATATAACGGTTGCGCCAGTAAATGGCTGTGCAAGTGCTGACCGCAGCCTGATTGATGCGCCCGATATAGTCGTTAATGTTGCGACTGACAGGAAGTGACACGTCCGTCTCTGTACCTGCCTGAATGGATTGCAATGACTTCACGCCATCACGGGAAAGGAACATAATATCCGCACCCACCTGCTGGACTGTGCCGTCTGCCACGCATCCAGTCCGGTTATTGACCAGCTTAATGCTCCATTGGGAGGCTTTGAGTGTCGGGTCAGCGTTAACCTTGTAAATGCTTCTTTCCTTGAACACATACAGGTCAAAGTTCTGTCCGGGCATCAGGGCAGTGATGGGGTCACGGTCATTACCGATCCGAAGGTTGTCTGCCGCCAAATCCCACGCATCTCCGTCCAGTATTCCCGAACAATACAGGGTATCCGCAGGAACATCCGGGTGTGCGCTGGTAGCGAACAGCCTGTTGGTGTGGGTTACAATAAATTTAGGTTTTCTGGGAGTTTGGGTGACGTTAGCTGTTCCTGTCGCGTCTGTCCCACTAGTGGGGGAAGAGAAGCTCACATCAGGCGGAGCGTCCTTGTCATAGCCAGTTCCCTCATTAGTAATGGTCACTCCGACCACTGATCCGTCATAACCAAGGATTGCGGTTCCCAGTGCCGTAGTCCCGCTGCTTGGCGCAGCTATCGTGACAGTTGGAACAGCAAGATAACCGCTGCCGCCCTCGGAAATGGTGATGCTACTGATTTGACCTGCGGAAATCGCCACAGCAGTCACCGGATCAACACTTCCGTTGACATAACGCAGGTCAGCCGATCCGTCCGTGTAATACATTCGGTTATTCAACTGGGCGAACCTAACCTTGGCCCCGGAAACAAAATCTGCGCCGGTTAGCAGGGTAAAGGTTCCGTCTTCAGTGGCAGCTTTCAGATAGTTTGAGCCATCAGCGATCATTAGATACTCCACGCTGCCCGTGTCAAAGTATCCAAGCGAGATAACTGGCGCAACCAAGCCTTCCCAGAGTCCATCCTCATCCTCCCAGTTAACCGCTGTCTCATCCCAGATCAAGTACCCCGCAGCAAGGCTTGTTCCCCTCCTAGTGACAGCGTTTCCAAATTCATCAAGGTCAATATTCTTGCCCTCCGCAAAAGCGTTCTCTGGAATCAGGTTTGCGCGAGATGCGCTGACTTGACCGCCCACAAAGCTATTGTTCCCGTCCAGTATAATCGGGTCATCCAATACTTCATTTGCGATAACAGGCATTACTCTACAAAATCATCCCTTGACCAGTGATCCACCACCGCCGGGATGATGACACTCACCTTGTCCTGCTGCACGTTGTCCAGATCACGGCATATTTGCAGTAGATTAGCCGCTTCAGTAAATTTAACCTGCGCCTTCTGGTATTGCATGGAGCGTTCCAGCATATCACCCTCCGAATACGCCAGTAAGGCGTTTTCTGCCCCGTTAATTATGGGGCTGTCCGAGTCGCCCATCTCCACGAACTTCAATTTGCCAAGGGCATAGAGGGTTCCAGCGTTCTTGGGTGTGGCAATGGGTTTGATTCGGCAATTTCCGCTCGCATCAGGCGGTAGGGGAACAAAGTTTTGCGGGTTAGCCCTGCGACTGGAAGTGTTGTTCCACATATTCGGGTTCAACTGGAAGAATTGAACCCAACTCCCCCCAACACACTCCATTCCATCCTCTTTCCCCGTCTCCGTGAACCTCACGGCTACAATGAAGTCCAGTTTTGGAGCGGTCGAGGCAACAGTGGAGGAAGTTGGGTAATAAAATATGGTTGGATCATCAGATAAGGTAATGATTTCGTCCTCGGCAGAGACAGAAGTTGAAACGACACCCATTGAATTAGTCCAGAGCGATGCTTCAAACATCATCCGGTAACGATTGTTGATGAACTTCTTGCAGGTCGCCACTGACGCACTGTCCGTGTCGCTCATCTTCGTCGTTATCTGGTCTGCCAATTCAGTTAATGTCATCAGTCTCCCCTCTCTATCTCCGATTCAAGCTCTGCGATTGTGTCCAGAGCTTCCCTTACCCATTCAGGAGCCGCTATCGTCGCCGCCTGAAACTGCGGGTGAGCTATCATCCTTTCCCCGTTGTCCAGACGCGGCGAGAAGCACCCCGTCAACAGCAGCACGGTTGCGATCACGCTTTTCCCCCAACCGTTCCATCGCTGCCTTATCATCCAGCTTATCTCCAATCCTTTCCACGGCCTCCACCAGCTTCGGTAGGGCCGCTAAACCCTTCAACGCCTCCAGAATCATTTCTTCTTCGCAGCATATTCCTTCATCGCATCCACAATTCCCTGACCGCCAATGTACGCAGGGACAATTATAACCACTGCGCCTATAACCTGTTCAGCCACTTCCGGTGACAGGTTCAACCATTCAGTGGCCATGACAGTTAACAAGCCGCCAATAGCCATCCAGAGTTTACGTGACTTCAGTTTTTCCTTCATTATTCTTTTAGTAGTTTAGCAATCTTAACCGCCGTCCAGACGCAGGTCATGGCAAGCAGTAGTATCTTTAGCATTAGCTCAATATCAGTCAGGCTGACCGTGGCTAATACACCACCGTTCACCCCGAACATCTTGAGGTATTCACTTATGTCTTCCATTTGCATCCACCCTACTCATCCTTTAAATCAATAAACACCCACCCGTTCTGCATACGAGCCAGTTCCTCTATCTCACCCAACCGCTCAGTCACTGCCGTGACAGATACGTGCTGCACGATGGCAACACACAACAGGCATACTGCCGTTATCTGCCAGAAGAACAAACTGAGCTTCGGGATACTCATTCACTGGATTCCTCGCCTTTCACCCACGGCAATGGCTTTCGCATCGGCTGAAGTTTTTTCGCCTCAATGTGGGCGTCAAGAACTCCCAGAATATTATTGTCTTCAATGTACTTTTCGGCAACGGCATCAAACCACGCCTTGTCCAACTTCTCGTAATCAACAAAATTGTCGGGGTCTACGGTCAGGTTGATTGTGTTATCCGTACGAACAGCATGACCGTCATCTGATGTTGCCACGACTCGGATAAGGTGATTAACCACAACATCATCCCTCAAGACACCACCAACCTCTAGTCGGTGAACATAGGGTTCTGTGTGGATTATTTTATATGTGTTAGCCATAAATTGTTATGTGTTGTTAAGTTGCCTTGTTTCGCTTCTGCCGCTCCATAAAATAGCGCGATCTGGAGTATTTCAAAACTCGCCTCAACTCCTTGTCAGTTAGCTCCGCGCCCAATGAATCATCACCATCAGCATACGCTTTAGCTTTCCATGAGGTATCGTGCAGTTGGCATAAAATGCTTACCACCTCGGTCAGTTCCTCCAGCGACAGGTTAACCTTTTCGCCATCCAGAAATTTTTGTGTGTTTTCGTTCATAAAAATCAAACAGCCTCCTGCTTAAGGGGAGTCGTTGCAACTCCATGAGAAGTCGGAATCATCGCTATTAAACCAATCGTTGCCGTACCACTTTGAAACCCCGTCAGAAGTGAGGGTTATTTGAGGGTACAAATAACCACCGGAAATAATCCAGTTGTTGTATGTGCCATAATGGTATGAGTCATATCGCGTTATCATCTCATCGGAGCTGTCTGTTGTAACAACCTTAACAGTATTATCTCCACTGAAGTGAAAAAAGCTGAACCGTCTCCCCGCAGGGACATCCGCAGCAGCCGGGATGGTCAGCGTGTAGTTGGTGGTGTATCCGGTTGACCACACAACTGACTGGTCGGTTCCATTCTCAGTAATAGAGGAGCTTGACCCAGAGTTAATCGTGACATTGGTCATCGTGTCTTGATGGTTCTTAATCGCAGAAGACGAAAACTCCATCACGTCTATATCGCCAAGCTCAACTCCCGCTGAGATTTTCAATGTATGGTCAACTCCATCAACACCCACAGAAAAACTAGTGCTGTCAGCAATTAAGCGGATTGCCGCATCACCACTCGCCGTCTCATTATCTACAAGAATTGCTGGCTGCGAACCTGAGTGTGGTTGAAATACGGTCAGCGGCCCATGCCCATCAGCATCAGAGGGTACGCCGCCTATGCCCACCAGTGCGCCACTACTTGATCCGTCCACATAAAAGGCATTGGCAGTGGCATCAGCTTCAATCCTGAAATCTATGTCTGAGGAATCCTCGTTTATGACCACCACCTTCTGGTCTGATCCGTCTTGATAGCACCGGATAAAGGATGCTGCACCGTCATCCACTTCAAGGTGGATATTATCTGTCCCCGCTGATGAAGTAATTTGACACCTGCCGTTAGGCGAATCCTGTCCCACCCCTAAATCTCCACCTGTGGTCAGGGAAACGTAGCTACCAGTTCCAAGCGCACTTGAGTTCAGAATCTTGAACTTATTGGAATCGTCCTGATCCAGTCCCATTACCCACTCTCCGGTGGAGTTTTTGAGCCAGATTGACGAGTCTCCACTCGACGTATTTTCAACCTTTATCGCAGCTTCAGTGCTTGCGGCGTGAGATAAGTGAAGTAATCTGTCTGGAGCGTCCTCCCCTATTCCAACATAAGCTGTGTCATAATATATTTTGCTTGCCGATCCCTCCGACCATAATGATGAGCCGCCACCAGACACGGTAGCCCACGTATTGTCGCCTCTCAGGTAAGTTGTGCTGTCTTTAGTTCCTGTTGCGGTCAGCCCTGTCGTTGCCACCAGCCCATCACAGTTCGTCAATGTTCCACTTGCAGGGGTGCCGAGCGCAGGTGTCACCAGCGTTGGACTCGTAGCAAAGACCAGCGAACCGCTGCCTGTCTCGTCCGAAATAACCCCCGCCAACTGCGCGGAGGTCGTAGCTGCCATGACAGAAAGGTTGTCTGTCGT